TGCAAATTATTTTCCATTGATACATAGTATCATGCAAGAAACAAATAAAATTGACTTAGAAGACTATGTTAACGAAGGAACATGCGCTAAATGTCATGAAGATCCATGTGCGTGTGAAACTGACAAAGATGTAAAAGAAGATGCATTTAATGCTTTTACAGAATGGGCAGAAGCAGTGGAACAAGGCAAACTTACAGACGACCAAATTGAATTATTAAAGCAATCATTAAATGAATTACCTAATGGCGAATTAGAACTTGGTCCAGACGGTCAAACTGCATGGCAGTTCTTTAGTGGTCTCGGTTTAGAAGATAGTGACTTAGAAAGCAAATTTAAGAGTGCTGCCGATTTAGATCCAACAGCAGACCCACTTGAAGTATTAAAGATGTGGGCACAAGAAAGTTATCCAGAACTTCTTGTTGCATTAGGATTAAGCGGAACAAACGAACCAGAAGCTCAACCTGCTGCACCTGCACCAACTGCACCAGTTGAACAGCCCCCAGTAGCAGAAGGCAAAGAAGACAATATGGTGCAGGAAGTTGCTAAGATTGTTAAGAGTTTTTACAATCGTGACAATCCAGAAGTTGGGCCATTCCGTGGTGGTGAAGGTATTGTTCTAGATGTTAAAAAATCAATTAGTGAAAAATTCGGCGATGAAGCAGGCGAACAAGCAGCTCAAATGGCAGAGCAATTCATGGAAAAACTAACTATGGAATGGCAACAACGTCATGGCACACCTGTTAATGGAGACGATGGTCTGGCACGATTGAAAGAACTAGTAGGCAACATCAAGGCTAAAGTTGAAGGTGTGGGAGAAAGAGGTCCAGATAAGAGTCAAGTTCCAGCATACAAGCGCAAGGAACAAGGAGGCGACTGGAAGATGTCCACTAAAGATTTAGAAAAAGAAAAAACCAATAGCCCAACTAGTTCAGCAGGACTAGCACGTAGAAAAGCAGAACTAGGCATGAGTGAAGAACTTTCATCAATTATGAGATTAGCAAACCACAAAAAATAATTGGCAAAATAAACCATATTTCAGCAGCCTTTTAGGTTGCGTTACTAAATAAAACTGTGTATAGTTAACTCTATGCACAGTTTTTCTTTTTAGTCAGTAGGCTTTAAAGAAGAGGCATAATAAATCAACATTAAGGAAAAACATTATGGCAACATTAGCAGAAATTCGCGCTAAACTACAACAAAGCGCACAAAACTCCGGTGGTAATCAAGGTGGAGGCGACAACGCAATTTACCCACACTGGAACATCTCAGAAGGTGCAACAGCAACAGTTCGCTTCCTTCCAGACGCAGACCCAAACAACACTTTTTTCTGGATCGAACGTGCAATGATCAATTTGCCTTTCGCCGGTGTTAAAGGTGAAACAAATTCCAAGCCAGTGACTGTGCAAGTCCCATGTATGGAAATGTGGGGCGAAACTTGTCCTATTCTTACTGAGGTTCGTCCTTGGTTTAAAGACAAGAGTCTAGAAGATATGGGTCGTAAATATTGGAAGAAAAAGAGCTATCTGTTCCAAGGATTTGTTGTTGACAGCAAATACAAGGAAGATAAAACTCCCGAGAATTCAATTCGTAGATTCATCATTGGTAGCCAAATTTTTAACATTGTTAAGAACGCATTGATGGATAGTGAGATTGAAGAATTGCCAACAGACTACGTTCGTGGTTTGGATTTCAAGATTGCAAAAACTAGCAAAGGTGGCTATGCTGACTACTCTACTTCAACTTGGGCTCGTCGTGAACGTGCTCTAAACGAAGAAGAAAATGCGGCAATTAAGCAACACGGTCTTCATGACCTAAAGAGCTTCTTGCCTAAGAAGCCTGGTGAAGTTGAACTCAAAGTTATGAAAGAAATGTTTGAAGCGTCAGTTGACGGTGAAGCATTTGACATGGAACGTTGGGGTCAATACTTCAAGCCAAAGGGCTACGGCGGCCGTGACAATGCAGAAGGTGGAGCGGCTAGATCAGCGGCAACACCGGCAGCTCGTCCGGCACCAGTGGCAGCACCCGTTGCTGAGGAAACTCCGCCGTGGGATGATGAAGTTGCAACAGCAGAGAAATCATTCACTCCCCCAGCCGCAAAAGCTGAGAGCGCAGGTGGTGAAGCATCTAGCCGTGCAGCCGATATCATTGCAATGATTCGTAACCGTCAAAAAGACTAAGGAGTAATAGACTATGGGAAAGGCTTTCGATATTTCGAAGTTCCGCAAGTCTATTACGAAAAGTATTGACGGCTTGGGAATTGGGTTTAACGACCCCACCGATTGGATTTCAACCGGTAACTACGCCCTAAACTATCTCATCTCGGGGGACTTCTACAAAGGAGTCCCTTTGGGAAAAGTAACAGTTTTTGCAGGCGAATCTGGTGCAGGTAAATCATATATCTGCTCTGGTAATATTATTAAAGCGGCACAAGAACAAGGTATATTTGTTGTCTTAGTTGACAGTGAAAACGCACTTGATGAAAAGTGGTTGCTTGATTTAGGTGTTGATACAGGTGAAGATAAACTTCTAAAACTCAACATGGCTATGATTGACGATGTGGCAAAAACCATTAGTGAATTCATGAAAGAATACAAAACTATGCCCGAAGATATTCGTCCAAAGGTATTATTTGTAATTGACTCGTTGGGTATGTTGTTAACACCCACTGACGTTAATCAGTTCGAAGCAGGTGAGATGAAAGGTGACATGGGCCGTAAACCTAAAGCACTTACCAGTCTTGTTCGTAACTGTGTCAACATGTTCGGTTCGTGGAATGTAGGTATGGTTTGCACAAATCACACCTATGCTTCACAAGATATGTTTGATCCGGACGACAAGATTAGTGGCGGTCAAGGATTTGTCTATGCAAGTTCAATTGTAGTTGCTATGAAGAAACTCAAGCTGAAAACTGACGCTGATGGTAATAAGACTACAACTGTTAACGGTATCCGTGCAGCCTGTAAGATTATGAAAACTCGTTATGCTAAACCGTTTGAATCAGTTCAAGTTGAGATTCCCTATACAACAGGCATGAGTCCATTTAGTGGATTAGTTGATTTGTTTGAGGCCAAAGGTATGTTGAAGAAAGAAGGCAACAGTCTTGTTTACACAACTACTGATGGTGAAATAATTAAACAATTCCGCAAAGCCTGGGATCGTAATGAAAAAGAAGGACTATCAATCATGATGGAAGATATTTCCAAGAATGGCGGAGTAACTCCTGAGGTAGTATTAACTGAAGATATTGAGGAAGTATAATGGAAGAACAACTCATATTTGAAATTTGGGATACTTTTAGAGATAATATTCCAGAAAAAGGACGAGATACTGCGGCTGCACAATTTGTTGACTTTTTAGTAAACAAAGACGTTGATGCAGAAGCACTCGAAGGCCTTTTAGGATATGATCCCCATCTTGACGCCGCTATTGAAGTTATTTTGGCCGAATTCCGAGATGACGGAGACGTTGACGAAGATGACGATCAATATAACGAAGAAGACGAGGACTATTAATGTCTTGGTATTCTAAAGTTAGTAGAGACATATCACATTTACCAGACTGCATAGAATACTTTTATAAAGAACTAGATAGCGCAAGAGCCGAAGTTAAGATCTACGGAAAAGTAGAGAAAGCTTCGGCTTCTTTACCTGGGATTGTTGAACAGCGGTTTAATCAGTTACAGGAAATTGAAGCAGTTCTTGAATATTTGAATATTGAACTAAGACGTATTCGAAGTAAAGCCTTCAAAAAATATCTAGAGAGTTATCAAAGAGCACTAAGCAGTCGAGATGTTGAAAAATATGTCGATGGTGAGGCAGATGTAGTCGACATGGAAAAAATTATCAATGAATTTGCCATGTTAAGAAATCAATGGTTAGGCATTATCAAAGGACTGGACATTAAACAGTGGCAACTCAGCAATATTATCAAACTCCGAGCAGCCGGACTAGATGATATTTCTCTTTAACAAAAATAACTTGATTTTCTTGTTTTTTTAGTATATAATATTAAGATGAACATCGAAGACCTAATTATTCTGTTAGCTACCCGCTGCCAAATGAATCCATTTGATTCTAAAATTGTTTGGAGTTTCTACGATCAAATTTCTAGAGGATCCGGATTCACGGAAAAGCAGTGTAGTCTTGCAATTAAAATTCTAAACAGACATTTACCAAAAATAAATGATACGTTAGGTAAAGATGCTGGTCCGTTTTTAACAAATCCAATATTTAGACTTGGAAAAAGAACTGTGAGCTCGCTCAAACGAATCAGTATTGTGTCTCACGATGTTTTCATTAAGGCAATCAAAGTTGAATTTCCATTCAACGAACAACTTGTTGAACAAATTCGTAAAGCACGAGCAAATTTACCCCATGCCGGATGGGATAAGGATGAAAAAGCATGGATTTTTTCATTACACGAGCGAGCCATACAACTTCTTGGTAATTTTATTACCAATGATGACTTCCAGGCTGATGACGAGTTCTATGAGTATTTGGCACAGGTTAGAGAAATTGAGAAAAATCTGGAAAACTATGTTCCGATGGTTTCATATAGAGAAAAAATTCCAAAATTTATCAATTTTATTCCAAAAATTGCCCCACTCAACACCGAGTCAGTAGTTGAGTCATTGTTCATTGCAAGAAAATTGGGTATCCATACTTGGGATGAAAGCGTATCTTCATATCTTGCCGAGCAACAGGTTAACAATTCGATTATGGCGTTCTTGGATACACCACCGCAGGACCCATTTCAGCTAAATCTTGAAGAAAATTCCATAAATGACATTAAAGAAATTGTAAGAAATCTAAGCCCGGCAATTTTTATTATACCAGGGGGCAGTGAACTTGAAAAAACTAAACTCAGTATTGATCTATTAAACTCAATTGGTGTTGTTAATTCAGAAATTAGCATTTTATTCCGATTGCCCAAGGAAACTGGAGAAATCTTTAACACATTTGTAAAAGATTTGTCATTGAACAATCCGGTCAACAACAACACCAAGGCTGTGATTATCAGTAGCAAGATACCCAAGACTATTATAGACCCTAGTATTAAATTCAATTGTATTGTAAACTTTAATTTTTATAGTGTGCATTATACAATTAGAGAATTTGTCAAACACCATGAAAATGTAATCCATATCATGGAGAAAAAACCTCAAAGGGATATTAATTTTGCCTTCATGTAAAATCATAATTAAAGACGAAGTTAATGTTAAGATTGAAAATTTAGATCTTGATGCTCGTAAGGCGTTGGTTAAAAAATTCAAATATGAAGACCCTACTGCACGGTATCGTCCGGCCTATAAATTAGGTCGATGGGATGGCACCATCAGTTTCTTTGGCCTCGGCGGCACAACATATTTGTCAATGCTACCACAGGTGTTAGAATATCTCGAATCTAAAAATTATCACATACAATTAGAAGATCAAAGAAATCCAACAGCCCTACAATTTGACCAAATTTCTGAGGATTTTTGGGGTGAAAAATGCTGGCCTGTGGGGCATCGATTTGCAGGCCACCCAATTCGACTTCGCGATGATCAAGTTGAAGTTATTAATAAGTTTTTAGAAAATCCGCAATGTATACAAGAAATTGCAACAGGTTTTGGTAAGACTATTACTACTGCAACGTTAGCAAAAATTTGTGAAAAATATGGTAGAACAATCACTATTGTCCCGAATAAAAGTCTTGTCGAACAAACAGAAGAAGATTTTATTAACTGCGGCCTTGACGTCGGAGTTTACTACGGAGACAGAAAAGATATTGGCAAAACACATACTGTTTGCACTTGGCAAAGTTTGAATATTTTAGAAAAAAAATCACACGATGACGACGAAATTTTAACCCTTGCTCAATTCTTAGATGGAGTGCAATGCGTTATGGTTGACGAGGTTCATATGGCCAAAGCAGAAGTTCTTAAAAAATTATTAACACAGAACTTAGCCAACGCCTGTATTCGTTGGGGGCTAACG